AATGGCCACCGATATTGAACCGGCCGCCATTTCCGAAATCAACCAGAAAATCGGATGAAGAACCCCAACTGTCTGCTTGCACAATAAACTCGAAACTTATCTTCGTGCCGAGGTCGGTCGGCGTAAAGCTGATGTTCCCGCTCGTTCCGTTGAAGTGCAATCCCGCACCATCGCTGGCGTTGACTAGCTCGGTGACAATCTCGCCGGGAGAGTCTGTTCTGTCGTGGAATACTGTGGCTCCACCGCCGCTAAATTTTGCTCCCATGATATTTTATTTTAACCGAACTCAACAACTGAGTAACTGCCCCCTGCCCCTGTTCCCGCTACTGTCACTGCTCCAACATATCCATCCACACTTAATGAGCCGCCCGTGCCGTCTGCTGCCGAAGTGCAACCGGGAAGGACGAAGTGGCAAGCCGTAGCGGTTGCTGTTGTTCCAGATAAATTTACATACAGCTTGCCTGTTGCCATGTTTGTTAAAGTGAATGACTTTCGGTAATCGTTTGCGACTAGTGCTGACGTGGTTGTCTTAAATGTCGTGCTACTATTCGCCGTGATTGTTCTCGCGCCTGTTACTGCTCTGACTTTCATAATTTAGTAAGTGCTTACCTTTGGTTTGCGAACCTGCCCCTGCTCCCTGTGTAGGCTATCCAGCTCGATTGACAGTAGCCCCTCGGCTTTCTGCTCCTCAAGTGGGTTTGGAGTTCCATTCGCAGTTAAGTAATCCGTATAAATTCCTTGGGTTAAGTAACCCATAAAGCGGCTTGGTATCTTGACCTTAGCCCAGTTGCCGCCTACCGAAGGGGCGGGGTCTCCACTTGTCCCCGCAGAGCCTCCCGCATCTGTGCCGTCTCTGGCCACTTTTACATCCCAGAAGTTGCTGCTGGAATACACTTGGGCACCAACAGCATAATCGCTTGCCGCACTCCACACTTCCCCCGTTAAATCTGTTCTTGCTTCTCTATACTCCACATACACACTCGTCTGGCCTCCCCTTGTGTAGATGAACCTGTCGGTGCCATCACCATATAGCCTATAGCTCTGGGGGATGGCTTCTGTGGTTAGTAGTGGGTCTTTCTGGTAAACCTCTATAACGTCACCCATGGTTGATGTCATGGTGAACTTATCTGAGGTTGCTGTGGTAAGGTTCACTACCCTCACCAAGTCGGGCCAAGGAGCCGATATGTAGACAATCGCTAACCGACGATTTGCCAAGTCTCTGACCTGCTTAAAAAAATGGGTTGGCAGATTATCTCTGTCCAACCCCGCTAGTTGGGCTACCCCGTTTAGTACTGTTCCAAAATCAAGTGTTAGCATCAACCGTAACTCTTCCTATACTTTGGAGTGGAACCGTGCCCAACCTGTAGTTTGGTTCCCTTACTTTTAACTTTGCACTGTGGGTTTTCGCTTAGGTAGTTGCTCATAAACTTCTTGTCATTCCAACAATCATAACCTAACCGCTGCCCCCAATAATGATAACTATCCGCGCTTATCTGCGCTTTCATTGCACCCAAGCCGTCAACCGACTTGCGCTCCGTTTGGTTGGTCTGCCCGAGCCGCTTTTGTGCGGCCCGGGCTACAACCTTTTGCCTGTTCCAGCCTGTCTTGAACTCGTCAAGCATCCCGCTAACGAGACCCTCATCGAGCCCTTCTAAGCTAACAAGCATCGCTATTAACCTGTGGCGAGGTTAGCTGCGAATTTACCAAATGCCTGTGGTTGCTTCACCACAAGTGAGGCGACTGCCTCTACGATCCTACCTTCACCCGATCCCGAGTTAGGAATGTTCTGCACCCGAGGGAGCATCCCGTACCTAATCTCGGTCTTCTCCATAGGGATAATGTAGCCAGTGTTGGGCTCGGGCATGAAGTTATCGACATGGATGTTGAGCGTACCAAAGTCACCCTCGAACACCGTGATGGTGTTTTTGAACGTGGTGTTGTTCAGCTCTTGGTTAAACGTGCGAATACCCGTAGCAGCCAAAGTCTTGCTGCTAATATCTGTGACGTGTTCTGTTGAGGTTGCCGTTAGGTTGGTGAAGCCTCTTTTAACCTTAGCACCACAGATAAGGTCATAAGAGCGAACAGTGCCCGTCTGGTCGTAGATGGACTCAAGTACTCCTTGGATTGCTTCTTCAGTAAGCAACTCACTCCCTGTACCAGCCGAGATATCAAACGTGCTTGTCGCTGGTGTTTTGAATGCGGCTGGAATATCTGCGTCCGTTGATGCTGATCCATGTACCGCTAGTTCTGGGGCGTTGTTAACCCAACTTCCCATCCCGCGAGTCTTATAAGGAACGCTGCTCGTTTCTTTGACAGGGTGGTTGTTGCTCAGCATCGTCTTCTCAAGATCGCGTTTTAATTCAACGGTCTTTTTAGCAGTCGCTGCGGCGAGCAAGTTCTGGCTCTGAACAGGGGTAACAACCTCTGCTGCCAACGGGCTGACCTTGGTCGCCCTGCGGAAGTACTGAGCGTAGTTGCTCAGCTCGTCCTGCTGGCGAGCATGATTCATCACCAGCGGCTCATAAGCCGCACCGTGAGTCGTTGAGATAAAGGGATCAGCGTCCGTACTTGTTCCCCCATCATGTCCAAGGACGTTTGTCTTTGTAGCGTTTTGACTTGCTGTGGTTGTAGCATCTTTGCCGTCCCTAAACCCTTCGCTCGTCGCACCCTCGTACTGGTCGGCTGACCAGCGGTGATACATATTCCCTAAGTCTTTCCCTTTCGGGGCCATGGAGCTAAAGGGCGTGTCCTTAGCATCGATTAGGGCGATATAATTGGCGAGGTCTTCTCGCTTACTTGGGCCGGCCGCGCCGCCCCCGCTTCCTTGGAAGTCGCTTTCAAATAGTTGTGCCATCTTAAATAAAACCTTTCATTAATTCAGTTAGTGAATCTCGATCCCTTCTCTCAGTGAAGTTTTTGACGGCACCATTTTTACGCTTTGTTTCGGCATCCGTATTTCTCGGTGCCGAGGCAGGTTTTGTTGGTTGAGCTGTCGCTTTTGCAACCTTGGCTTTCTTGCCCTTCGAGTTTTGCAACTCGCTGTAGGCCATCAAACCCAGTTGGTATATGGTGACATCTGCCTTCCACTCAGCGTGTTTCTTTATCTCTGGGCGGTTTCTCAAGATCTCCTGTGCCTGTTGGTACATTTCGTGGGATCGATCTTTCCAGTACGGAAAGGCTTCCTCCACTGCTCTTGAGTTTTCCCGCTCGGAGTTCAGAAACTCTTTGCGTTTGGGCAACTCCCTCAATGCCTGCCGAGCTCTTCGCTTAATCCCTAGAATGTCCTCCTCGGTGTAATCCTTTTCGCCTTGAGTCGCCCCGTTAGGGTGATCCTCGGCCCAATCATACACCTCTTGAGCTTCTCGAAGTTTGCTTTCAACATCCTTCACTGACCTCACATCCCCGAATGGGTTGCTGTTATCAACAACCGTAGGAGACTGCTCGTCCTTCTGCTCAAGTTGCGTTCTTAACGAAGCGTTTTCGTCTTCAAGCGTGGTGACTTTATCTTCAGTCTCACGCCTAATCGCGGTTAGCTTGCCGATCCGCTTGAGGAGTCCATCTTGACCTTTAGCGTCAACTGGCTCGTCATCATCTTCACTATTAGAAAGAACCTTCGACTCAGTTTCCGACTCGTCATTTCCAGCGTCACTCGACTCTGGCGAATCAGATTCCTTTACCCCTGTTTCAGCTTCATTTGCGGGTGGCGTAGGCTCGGGTTCAGTAGCCTCCTGCTCAGTCTCCTCGGTTGCACCGAAGACTCTGGCAAGTCCCGCTTGGTCAATAAGACCTCCTAAATTATTCAGCCCTTCCGTTGCTTCCTGCGTCTCGGGCAGTGAGTCGCCTGTATTCTGTCCTTCAGCCATGCCTTTAATGGGAGCAAGTCCCCTTCAGTATTTGTTTTGTGATGGGTAAATACAGAAAACCCACGCAGGTATAACGCTGCATGGGCTCTGTTTACTAATGTGTTCAGCGAGATAAACCCGTTAAACCTGTTGTACTATAATTTACCTGTTCTTTTTGGCTGCGGTCACAGCATTGTTTAGGAGTTCTTTGAATGATCGTAATGCATCCAGCCTTCCAGCCGAGTGTGACCTCTCCCCATCATCTATCCCGGGAGTAGAGACAAACCCTATCTCTGAATCCATGCTCTCATCCAGCAGGAGGTTGACGCCTGCCAATAGGTCATCTGCGTTTCCTGTCGCCAGTTTATCGCTTATTGATTCCAATGCGTTCATTGTTGTGCTGGGGGTTGGCCTTGTCCTTGTTGGATTGGTTTAACCCCGATCCTACCTATCTGGGCGTTTTGCTGCTGCTGCATACTGAATTGCAGTGACTGCGAGTAGTTGTCTAGCAGCGACTTGAACTGTTCGTCGCTCTGTGCGGCTTCTAGAGCCTTGGGGTTGCCCTTAACGAGTTGCTCCAAATACTGCATCTTGCTCTGTGCTGCGGGGTCTTTCTCTTGATAATTAGCCTCGTAGCCTGCCATCATCCCAACCAGTTCGCTCTTAGTTTCGTTATACATCCGTTGAGATGCCGAGCCTTGGTCAACTAGGATCTCGTCTGCCAACTCCGGCGCTATGCTACGAACTAGCTTCTCGACAAGCGCGTTTCGCTCAATAGACCCCCCAGCGTCAAGCGGTAGCAGTTGCTGTGCTATCACCTCGAGCTTTTTGAGGACATAGTCATCGTTCATGTCACGCGCATCGAACTTCAGAATGAAGTCTGGCATCGTTGACAGGTCTCTTACCTCTAACGGCACCCCTGTGACCCTCTCAACCTCCTGTGGTGACAGGTATTGCAGTGATAAAGCCAGCATCTGCTGATAAATCTCAGTCCATGAGCACAGCCAGTTATTTACCAGCGCCTGCTGTTTAAGTGTAGTTGTGACAGGAGGGATGTTCGAGTGGGGCAGGCCATAGTAGTCTGCCGTATCCTGCATGATCATCTCAATGCACTGCATCGAAGTGGCAGGAACTCCTGCGGTCAGTTGTAGCGGCTGATAGTCCCCGGGTTTACTCACTGGCACCATGACTGCTGGGCCGAGGTTGTTAGCCATCCCCAGCCTGCGGTTATACTGAATTGGAGGGATTGTCTCCAGTGATGTCCTGTCAATTATCGAATCACGCTGGGCCTTTAACTCTGATTGGGCGCAGGCGCTTACCTCGGCAACACCTCTGCTCTCTGTTAAGGCTCTGCGGCTTGGGCGCTCCCTGCGGTACTCCACAAATGGGTAGTTACCGTGAGCGTACCCAACCAGCTCATGCTTCCCGTACAGAGGCTCCTCGGATTCGTTCTGAGTCGCGTATGGGCTGAAAACCGTACAATATATGCCGGGAACATCGTCCTCGTTTAACTGCCTAGTGTAGGCGTAGACGATCTCAATCATGTTTCGATTTGTGTCGAAACTAGGTGACAGAGTTGTGGCATTTATCATCACATTGGTTGCGTCCTGTGATTTGCCAGTTGTTTCCACCGCTGCGTCAACGAATTTCTCGTCCCAGCCGTCCTCTTGCACCTTAGCCCTTAGCTCGACCTCGGTCATGTAGACCTTTCGGAATATCACCCTCGCTTTTTGGAGGTCAACGGTCTCGTCGGGGAACACAATATCCTCGAACGGCTTGAGAGCCACGCAGACCGGCTGATTCTTGTGCATCTCAGCTATGGGAACTTTAGTGGCTCCTGTCTCCCGAAGTTCTTTGACCATCTTGAGTGCTCGACGCTTTTTGACGTTTGGAACAAGCCCAACAAACAGCTCTGCAACTTGATTATCAAACTCGGGGTTTTGCATCATCTCAATGATCTCTGAGGTGAAGCCAACTTCGGCACCTCCTTGCTCAGCCATTGATGACAACGCTTCCATGGTGATCTCCTGCGGCTTGAGTATTGATGACTGCTCCCATCCCACAAACATCGCGCTATACCCATAGGTCAGTGCGTATTCGCTATACAGCTCAGCCTCCTTTTGCAGCTCGTTGTATAGCTTGGAGCCAACCAACCAGCGGAACAGTGTGTTCAGTGCTGCCGCAGACTCGGAGTCCCCAGCCTCCACAGGGTTGATACGCACCTGTGCTCGCCTAAAGCTGACCATCAACAGGTCAGTCAAGGTTCTTATAGTTGTGTCAACCAACCTCTGCCGTGTGTCAGCGGCGCCCTCCCATGGGAAAGCTCCAGCCTCGTCATCTGCGTGTTTCTTGAAGTCCTTGCTCTGGCCATCCCAGACGGCAAGCCTCTGTTTGTCGCAGTAGTCCAGCCGCTCAGAGGTGAATCCATCATCGACGGCTTTCCTATACTCAGTGTGCAGCTCCAGTACATCGGGCTTTTCACTTGCCCTAGATAGTTTATCGTTCATTTTTTTCCCTTAACCTAAATTCCTTTATAACATCCTCCCGGTACAGTTTACGCTTGCCTCCTTGCATCGTAAACGTCTTCAAGGCTCCAGCATTTGCAACTTTTTGCAAGTAACTGATACTCACGTTCAAGGCAGTGCTTGCCTCCTTGAACCCCACAAAAACCGAGTCATTTCTCAGTAGACTGTTCATCCGTAACCTCCTCCAACCCCGTGTGCCTTCCAAGTATTAGCGTCAACATGAATAGGGTCGAACGTCAAAAGGTATCGAAGGCAGTCAACAAAATCCTTATACTTATTCTTGTCTCCCCCCGCAGCCGAGACCTCCTTTATACAGTCAATCAAGTTCCCGCATTCACTGCTAATAAACAGAGACGGCTGATTACATACGCTCAGTGGCTCGTCAAGGTTATAGTTCATTTTTTCGTTTATCAAGCTGATCCCTTGCTCTATAGGAAGTCCCGGTGCCTTAAAGAAGTCTAGACCAAGGTCATTTAGTAGGTCGATTAGGGTTTCGCCCCCTTCGTCTGTCATAGCCCTGCTCCCTCCTGCTCTTGGGTCAATTAATCTGCATTCGATAGTCTCGTCACCCTCGAGTTCCTTAATCATGTCCCTATACTCCGAAAGCCCCCTGCCCTCTGGTTTTGCCGCTGGGCCAATCGAGCCCTCGGCCTTATCCCCCGGCACAGCCCACTCCCCGTAAGACGCCTTGTCGGGCCAATCACGGTAAACGTATATATTGTCATCCCTATCAACACGAATCCAAAGCATAGACCAGTTCCTGCTCCCAGCAGGATCAACGCACATATAATTCGTTCCTTCACTCGGCACCTTTTCTGGCTCGATAATGTGAGCCTTACCAAACTTCGGGAAGAAGTTGCCGCTGCTCTTATCGGTATAACCGTATGCTCTTATCTTAATCTGTACCGAGCTTTCACCCGAGAGCGTTCTCTCCATCTGCTCATAAGGGTTGTACGGGTTCATGTCGGTGAAGAAGAACATCACCGAGCGTTTGGCGTCGATACACTCCATTACATACGGCATCTCACCGTTTTTCACTCCTTGAACCGTTGGGCCATCAATTAAGCTGGCAGGCTTCGACTCGGTGACCTGTGCCCCGTTTACAAAGCTGCCATATACGGGAGTATAGCCGGTTATTGGTGTGGCTGTGATCAGCATCTTCCCCTTTCTTGTCACCAACCGAAAAGCAGCCGTCTCGTACCAACTAAATGGCACCAACTCGTCAAACCATATAAGGTCAGCCTCGAATCCCTCTAGGATATCCATGGGCTGTTGGTAGGCGTTAAACCAGCACTGACTCCCCGGCTCGTCTGGTGAGTCTAGCTTTATAGGGAAAACAAACGTGCCATCACTGAAGCCATTCTTCTGGGTGTATTTGATGTTCTGCACTACACCCCTTTTGATCTTCTTATAGCGTTGGGGCAGCATCTCATACACTGAGGGCTGCTGATCCCGTATACTGCTTTGGTGGGTCATGCTAAAACAAGCAATACGGGCACCGGGGATCTCGTCCAACAGCTTCGTCACATACCAGCTCGCAAAAGCTGTTTTTCCGCTACGGTTACCTCCGCTGATTAGTAGCTGGTCGTGCTCCTCGAGGAGGTCGCTCGCCTTCTGCCAGTGGGGCAAAACATTCCTGTGGTTGAATGGGTCGCTTTTCTCGAGCCGTATCTTCTCCTCCCTGCCCATGAGGAGCTCTACAGTGGCATCCTTGCCGTTAGCCTTCTCAAACTCAAGGATCTCATCCTCTGTCGGTTTGTATAGGGTTGGATGGTCGGTTAGCTTGATCATAACCTTAAAGCCCTGCACTGGTTCATGGGGATGAATGCGTTAAGCCTATGGGCGTGTCCCCCGTTACAGTTCTTCTTGGAATCAGTCCACTTCGTTTCAAGCTTTATCTGGTCAAGGCGCTTCCACAGAAGTAGACCATTATCCCCCTCGTCTGCTAAAAACATAAAACCTATAAACGGAACCTGTAGCCCTTCGGCCACTTCCTTGCACTTCTCAACCTTGCTCAAGGTGACAAGCCACTCCATGTTAAATACGTCAGTGAAGTGCTTTAGAGTTAAGTTGTATCTGCACTTAACCTCACCAACACCGTTGAGCTCACCACTTTTAATGAGTAAACCATCAACCCTAGCTGGTTTACCTCGGGGAGTCTCCACCCAGCCCATGCCAAATTGAGTCGAAAATGCCTCCATAGCCCTGCGTTCATCCACAAGACTCTGCTGCCCTCGTTTTGTGTTTACATTTAGCGCCAAACCCCGTTATGCAGCATATGACCAATTATCCCGTAGTTGGCCAAGTCCATCCACGAGTCAGCCACGCTCTCATGGTTTACATCACCGTTTTTTGCTAATAAATGCTTCAAACGGCACAGCTTGTCTTGAGCCCTAACCACAACGCCAAGCTCACCGCTTATAGTTATATTATCCGAGCCATAATCCTGCTGTTTGCTGTCCAGAACCCTAACAAAGTTGAGGGCTAATGTGTGGGCCTCTTTGCCCATTGCTGTCTTGATTTCCATATTACTCTTCATCCGTTAAATCTTCTTCTGTTAGGAAGTACTCGCTGCCAATGTGGCTAATTGTCTCCCTCATCAACCCCTTTAGTAAAACCCCCCATATAGCTTCCTGCGGGAGGTCATACTCATCGTAGGCTCGGTTAATTAAATTCATAACCTCTACCTCCAGCATCTCGCACTGGGTCAGTTTTTTCTTCTCTTCTCCCATTGAGTCCACCTGTGCGTTAGGCGCCACAGCCCCTCACTATCAACTGAGTCGAGCTCTATAATCTGCCCCGCTGACCAGTTCTGGTTGTTCCGCACCCTCACAATAGCCTCGCTCTGCTCTGAGCCCTCGGCTAGGGGCATACCGTCCCCCTCTAGCCTGCATATAAGCAGTCGCCGGTTCCTTGGCCTCTTGACAATCTTAGCCCTTATAGCTAGATTAGGGTCGGGCCTACTAACAGGGTTCATTCTGTTCTTAGCGAAGGCTATCCCCTCGTCACTGATCATATAGCCCAAGTTAGGGCCAACCTTGCGCTCGGTTATGTACCCATCAACCCCGGGTAAACCCTTCAACTCATCCACCGTAAGGCCCAAGCCTTTTGCCGCTTTTTTAATCCATGCTTTCGCCATTACCAAACTCCTTCTTTACCCATTCATCTACCAGTTCGTTTGAAAAGTTCACGCACATATTTGCGCTCGCCTTTGCGTTCACAATAATATCCCCATCCTCGCTCTGACGAGCCACTGCCTCCACGGTTCCCCCCTCTCCATCCACATATTTCAAGATGTAGAAGTCTCCATTCTCCATCTCTGGCTCATCCATGTTTAGATCTGAATCTATCAAATTAAAAAAGCGCAGGATTTCCTTTAAATAAAAAGCGCAGGGTGTTCAACAAAAGCGAGAAGACAGTTCGCCTGTGTGCAGTTCTCCGGCACCTCTATTCCCTGCGCTAAAGTCTCCCCGCACACCACAATCGTGGGGCGGGGTCAGTGACGGTTCTTGCTCCAGCTTAATAACCATAACACCATTGACTATAAAGCAGCCTTTCTAACTGCTAATGTTTTTGTTAATAATCTAGCCGTCACTAAATTCCTCGGTTACCCATAAACCCATCCCCGGTGCTCCCCTCAAGCCTCTCCAAGAGGTCAACCCCTTTAAGCTCCAACCCGTCCATCATCTCGAGGTAGGCGTCCGCTCCCCCATTTATAAAAAACTCTTTTATACGCTGGATCTCAACTGATACGATGATCTTAGCCCCATCGAATTTAGCTTCCTCTCCCTTACATTTCTTCAGCTTCCTGTAGTCCCGAGCAGCCTGCACTATCACCTCCGCCACTATGTTGCGGAACCCCTCCATCTCTGTCCTAGCCGCTGGGCTCAAGCTTTTACCTCCTCATCAACTGCCTCCTCAAAAAAGTTGGGGTCTGCCTTGGCGGGGTCTGCCCAGTACCAATTCGGAGTGTCAGCCTGTGTCATTCGCTTAAACGTAAAAGGGCCATGGTTGCGCTCACAGTGTTCGCAAGTGTGCTTGTGTAAATTAGGCAGCTTCCCCCGGCAGCAGGAACACACTGGTCTACGCTTGAATGATCGTCTCATTATGCAGATTTAGGGGTTGGTTGATGTCTTTTCATAAAAAAAAAGTAGTGGCTCTAACCCGTGCTGATTTCCTTGTCTCGAGCCGATTGACCCCCCCCGCCCCCTCTGCTCACACCCAATCTACACCCAATTGAGCACAGATCGCTCTGGTTGCTCCATTCTGGGTGTGCTGGGAGATGATTCACAATCAACTAGGGTCAACGTCCATAACCTTGGCGGACTTCATCTCTGCGAGCTTGTCAGCCATCTCTGTGTGGCTAAGTCCTTTGTGGTGAACGACGTGGGAAATGTTGTCCCCGTCGAGAGCAGCCTTCTTATCGAGGGCTATCGCGATGGCGACGGGAATCTGACCTACCGATAATTTATCCCCCTCACTCACTAGCCTATCACTCAGCAGGTCAATTGCCTCTCCCAACTTGTTGCTGACGCGCTTCTTCCACTTGCCCAGTTCCTCTGCATTCTCATAGCAGATACGGCTAATAGTGTTGGGCGCAGCGCCGGTGATAGCGGTGATCTCGTTGTAGCTCTTACCTTCCTTACGCAGCGACAGTATCTCTTGGTACTTCTCCGGTCGCTTGTGCTTATAGCTGTTAGCGTCTGCCACGGCCCAAACGATAAGCGTGATAAACCTCTTACGGCTATGTAAAGAGCTTCACACACATATGATCAGCTTGTGATCAGCTTGATGACCTAGAGTATCCCTTGTGGATGGCTGTGAGCTCGCTGTGAATCCTAAACGCAGCCACGTTGTGGATAGATTCCTTCGGCTGTGCTGCAAACCCCTTCAACCCCTCGATAGCACACCTTAGCTCGCTGGTGAATGCCTTGCGCCGTTGAGCCTCGAGTAGCACCTCTCGAGCGTAAGCGAGCCAGTAGTGAATTGAGCCGTAATTAGGCGGATCATGCAGTGGCTTGAACTCGTACCTCTTCTTTGTGCCCCAAGCTCCGGCTGTGTTGAGGCCGATCAACTTGGCTGCGTCGAGGTTATCGTCCTCTGTGTGGATTAGAGCGGCCCTATCCTCCCTATCCTCCCTTAGAGCCTCCTCACGGGCCTTACGCTCCTCCTCCGCAGTCATCATACTCTTTACATCTAAAAGTGTCCTTAATACACCCTCTAGGCCCAAGGAAGGGCGGGCCAGTGTTATCCAGCCCACCCTTATCCTGCTTTATCCCTTAGATGTGTCCTTGAGCCCCTTCTTCCTCATCTCGGCCTTGCCCATGATGTTGCCATTAGTGCTGTAGGTTGGCCCCATGTCCCTGCTGCGTTTCCCGTTGCTGTCACGGTAGGCGTGTGCGTTCTTGGCCTTCAGTGCCTCTCTCCACCCACAGCGGATAGCTGCCTTCAGCCTGTGAGGGTTGGAGCCCTGCTTCCAGTTCCTTCGGATCACTGTCTCTCGACTGAGCCCCAGTGACAGAAGTGACTCTTCAACGTCAATCGCTCCCGATAGCTTCCTCACCAGTGGCCTTGCGGATGACTTGATCCGCTTGGGTGACTTCCTCTTGCGGGGTAGGTCAGCCGTTGCGGCTATTGCTGCCCGTGCCTCTTCCACTGACACTTCCATTCGAGCTGTGTCATCATCTAGGTTAGCCCCGAAGGTTAATCCTCCCGAGCAGTTATTCTTCACCGCCCAACAAATCAACTTAGCGAGTTGACTCTTGCCGAGGGTGACCGTTGCCTTGAATGTTCTGTTCATTTTCTGTCCTTGTTTTACTGCCACCCGAAAATGAGTAGCGAGATTATAGTTCCGAATGCGAACACTACCCACAGTGTGTGAGTGATCCGTATTCCCGTTGGTACCTTGTGGTAATCGTATGTTCTGTCCATGAATATACTTAATTTCTGAGTGAATAACTGAGTGTGTCCACCTCGATGACCTCGTTGTTGCCCCGCATCATGCGGTCAACGATCCGAGTATCGATCTTGGCAATGTCATCAAGCGTGAGGTTGCTGGTTAGCACCGTCCACTTGCGTTCCCGTTGATCGAGCATCCCTGTGAGCTGCCTCTGGCTAAACTCAGAGGCGTACTCGGTGCCCACATCGTCGAGTGTGAGGAAGTCGCAGTCCGCACAGCTCTGGAATATGCCGTAGCCTCCTGCCCTCATGTCATTCACCATCTTCGCGTAGCGGTGATACTGACCCTCTCGAACTAGGTTGCACCCGTTGTGTTCGTACCACATTGCCTTGCGGCTCCATGTCTTCCAGATGCCTCGGGCCATGTGAGTCTTACCCGTGCCGCTCTTGCCAACTAAGGTGAGCCATCTTGGGGACTCGTATTTATAGCAGAGGTCTGACGCGAACTCGGCACCTGCTCTGAGTAGCTTCATCAGCGACGGATCTTTACAGGGGTCAAAGTGAAAATGCTTCGCCCACTTCCTCAGTGCTTCTTGATCTAGCTTTGTCTTCATAGGCTGAGCCGTCTCCTTTGTTATAACCGGCATTAATGTTTTTATTGTTTTTGATACGTGCATTGCTCTTTCCTGTGATCTTGTCTGGGAATAATCCTACCCAACCCTGCTCCATGCTTAGCTGCATAGTCTCGATTGAGACCGCAGCACCTTCCCTTGCCATCATCTTCAACTGAGCCTTCACCATGTTCTGGGTCAGAGGCTTCTTGATGTCACCTCGGTGCTTCAGCCACTCATTCCAAACTTCAAAGAAATCTGGGTTGTCGAGCCGAAGTGGAAGTGTGTATTCGACAGCTTCCCCCTTAGTAACCCCCTTACTATTCTTATATATATATTTATAGAGAGAGGGGTCATTTTCGGTGTTTTGACTATAAGCTGGGAACAACTCGGAGGGTTTTTCCGCTTTTACTGAGGGTTTAGGTGTTTTCTTACCCTTAGCACCCTCGACCTTGTTCACACCTTGTTGCTTTGGTTGTTCCACTTTAATTCCCACCATAAACCCATCTTGTTCTGATACCTCTTCGACCACTTGGATGCACTTTGTTAGCAGCGGCTTCGCATACCTAGTAGTTTCCATCCAGTTGTTAAACTGCTTGCATCCGCTGAGCACAGCGCCGTGATCTCGGTTCAATAATCTACCCACAGTCTTGGAACTCAGCCCATAGTATTTATGCAGGATGTAGTAGGTTAAAAACCTCGGCGTGATGAGCTCAGCCTGCCTCCCTTGAGACCTAACCAGCTCAAGTGTCTTACCGAAGTGCTCAGCAATTGCCTCGGCTACTCTCTCCCAAGCAGGCCCAGCCATGAGCGGGGCGAATCCTTGAGGTGTGTTTATTTTCTTTGTCTTCATTGTATTGTTTATTATTTATTTCTGTTTACTTAACCCATAATCTAATATCAGCAGGGCGTCTGCCGTCTTGTCTGTGATCTTCAGTTCGGGGTACCTAATCTTAGCCTCACGCTTCAGCATCCGCTTCCACTCCGGCTTGTCCACGTTGGCTGATGATCTGTTTCCCATGTCCAGCCATTTCTGCCACTTCTGTGGCCTCACGAGGTTCACCTCGCAGCCCTTGCCGCTGAGAAACTCGAGAGCGTGGATGGCCCCAAGGATGCACCCGTAGTTTGCTCCGAAGTTAAACATCCTGCTCCCCGGGTGTGGGGTGCCGATAAAGCCACTGACCTGCTCAACCCATGCGACACTTGGTAGCTTGCGAGTAATTAACTCAGTTATAGCCAACTCACCTTTAGGCATTGAGTG